GTCACCCTCTGACGCAATCGCTCCCGGTCGAAAGGCCGGGAGCACCTATCAAGAAAGGATAGCACCATGGACTATGCAGCAATCGTCGATCAGTTGGGCGCGCTTAAGGCGCAGATCTCGGCCCTGACCGAACAAGAAAGCGCGCTCAAGAAAGCCCTGACCGAGTCGGGTTTTGCCGAGATAAATGGTGAACTATTCCGCGCAACTGTAACATGGACAGAGCGCGAGACCCTGAACACCGAAGCAGTCCGCGCAATCCTGACCGCAGATCAGGTCCGGGTGTGCACGCGCGTGACCGAGATCATGGCAGTGCGCGTTGTCGCGAGAAAGCGCGCAGCAGCCTAAAAAATAATGCGCCCGGCCCCTTGACTGGAGTCGGGCGCAATGCTATGTTGACCATGTTCTCAAGAAAGGAGACCCCACCATGACAGCACGCCCGCTCTACTTAATCGCAGCCGAGATCCGCGCAGACTGGAAAAAACCCTACTTCGGCGCAGTCCCCTATCTCTCGGCCATGACCAGCCTGACCGATATGAACGACAAATACATATATGACGACGCGAAAAGCATCGTGCTCTATTTCCTGTCCAATGCGACGACGTGGCGAGGCGAGACCGCCCGGCGCGTGAAAGCCGAACTTAAAGAACTCTGCAAGGCCGCGTAAGATGCGCGGCCCAAGGCCCTTAGGCCCCTTACGAAGCAGCCCCCGGATCTTGGTCCGGGGGTTTTTCTTTGCCCGTATGGGTTCTAATTGCATCTAAGGCCCGCGCGACAGCCCGCGCGCGACGGCCGGGCGGGGGTTTTAATTGCATCTAAGGCCCGCGCGACGCGGCCCGCGAAAAATTGCGTGGGCTTATGTTTTTATGTTGCTATGTTTCCCGAATCATGCTAGGTTTAGCCCGTTCACCAAGCCGACCAGAAAGGGCTCGAACCATGATCAAGACTGCACGCGATATGCGAAACGCGCTCCGGACCGGAAAGTTTTCCGGCGTTATCCTGTACGAAGGCCCGTCGCTGCTAGACGGCCGTCCGATTGTCGTGATCGCAAACCGAATCACGACGGCCAGCAATAACGTAAAGACGGGCGCAATGGTCCAGACTTTTATTGTCGCGGCCGACGTCGATCCGATCACGGCCCTGAAGACCGGGCAAGACGCGGCCGTGTGCGGCGATTGTATCCATAGGCCCGCGAACGACGGATCTTGCTATGTGCAGGTAGGCCGGAGCGTTGCCAGTGTTTTCGGCGCGTTCCAACGCGGCCGCTATGCTCGACCAGGCGTTGACTACGATCCGAAAATCATTCCCGACCTATTCGCCGGGCTCACATTCCGCGCGGGCACATATGGCGATCCGACGGCCGCACCGTTCCAGATCTGGCGTGCCGCGACTCTGAAAGCCGCAGCCGTGAACGGCTATTCGCACCAGTGGAAACAAGCGCGCTTTGCCGCCTTCCGCCTGCTATGCATGGCCAGCGTGGACAGTGAAGCCGAGGCCGAGGCAGCCCGCGCGCTCGGATGGCGCACGTTCCGAGTCAAGACGGCCGACGCGCCCAAGATCCGAGGCGAAGTAACCTGCCCGGCTTCAAAAGAGGCGGGACAAAAAACGACGTGCGAGGATTGCCGCGCGTGTGGCGGGCATTCGGCCAAGGCCCGCGCGCCCATCGTGATCGACAGCCACGGCCCGACGGCCAAGCGTTTCGTGGGGGCGTGAACATGACCGAACAAGTCTCGACAAAGAACACGGGCTTGCGGGGCGTTATGCGCTCCGCGGCTTTCGTGCGCGGTTTCCGCGAAGCCCGCGCGGGCGTGCCGATGGACTACGACGCCTATCAAGAGCGCGGCCAGACCAACGTCCGCTGGGCATATGAGCGCGGCCGATTGTTCGGGCTCTTGTTCCAAGGCCCGCTAAAAGATGGCCACCGGGTGAATGCCACGGCCGTCTATGAAATGAAGATGGCCTATCGCCGAGGCTGGGTGAGATAAGACCAGCCGCGATCTAATTGCATCAAAGGCCCGCGATCCGCAGCCCCCGGCCCACCGCCGGGGGTTTTTGTTTGTCAGAAACACGGAAAGCCACCCTTTCCCGCCGTCTGACAATTGCACCAAAGGCCCGCGCACCTAAGGCCCGCGCGCTTATTCAATTGGATCAAAGGCCCGCGCCGCCGCCATATCAAGGAACATGGACCATGAATCATAGGGATTGCGGTATCGGAGTACCATGTCGGGCTCCACGGACCCCGAACCATCTTCCCAAAGATTGAGAATCTTGTCGCCGCTATATATTTTGACGACCTCTGCCTGAGGGTGGCCTACTAAGTTCCACACGTTTCTCATTTTATGGGAACGCGCGGTTTGCCAAGCAATTTGAGCCGGACGCCACAGGCCCGCTGTTTTATATTGCTTAGTCTTGCAGACCTTTAATTCGCACCAGATTTCGATGCCCCGTAATCGCCCAGAAACGACCCTCTGATAGGCTCCGTTGATGTCGGGGATACCCGCCCCTACCCTCGCTTCGATGCGGGTCCAGTGGACGTCCTTGTCGGTCTTGGATTTGAGGTGCTTCCAAAGCGCAGTTTCTGTATTCACTCGTCAATCTCCGCTTCGACCTCTTCAGGGATAGGAACAAGCTGGTCGTCTGGGTTGCGGCTCGCGCTGATCATGTCGATTGTCGGGGCCGTCTGTTCGATCAAGATCGGGAACTGCGACTGAAGCTTGGCTATCTCGGCCAGCACTTCCTCGCGGCTCATCTGGTCGATCTTGCCCACCAAGATTTCGCTGCGGCTGATGTACAGCCCGGCCACCTGCCCCCGGCTCTTCTCGGCTGCGACCGCTGCGGTGTAGTTACCCTTCTCCAGAGCCATGTCCCGGATCTTGGCAAGCTGTCGAACGTGGCCGTCGAACGAGACTTCGTATTTCTTGGAAAGCTCTTCCTTGATCTCGGCGATGCGAACGAGGATCTGGGGGTAGTCTCGGCCGTTCAGGAAACGAGACCCCGCAATGGGAGCCGTCGTGTCAGAGTATCCTGCCAATCTTGCTGCCTCGGTCCGGGTCACGTCCTCGGTGGCATAGATGCGGCAGAACTTTTCCTGCTTCTCGGTGAGGCCCTTTTCCTTCTTGGGGTTCACCACAATGTCAAGCTTAGGCTTGTGCGTTGTCTTGGCTCGCGCCATGCGGTCGTCCTCCTTCTCAGGCGATCCGAAGTTGCATAAGAGATAGCACAAATCGCAACCTTGTCGCAGGGTTAAAGTCAATAATACCAGTGGTTCACAACCCTCGCAGGCTTTTTTGAAAAACTGGGTGTGGGTCCGCCTTTTAGGGGTAAAACAGTGTAAGTATAACCTTATACTAACAGTATTCTCATTTCTTATATGCTTTCACAGGTTCCGCGCGCGCGGCCGGAAAAGACACTTATTGGAACAACCCCCGGATGGTTGCGACACCACTGGTATTAGCTGGTTTAAGCCTGCGATCAACCTTGTGATTTCTCGCTCTCTTTAAGGCAAATGGTCCGTGGGCCATGATCCACGCTCAAACCCATTGATACCCATGAACCCTTGTGATACTCTCCAACAATCAATCACAGGAGCCTGCCATGCCCATCAAGATCGAACGCAACATCCCGGCCCCCGGTCAAGAAGATCCCTTTGTTCGGCGCGACCCGGACGGCCCCTACACGATGCCTCGCAAATGGCCTTGGCCTCAGATGAAGCCCGGCGACCACATCACGGTGGCAACGCGCGGCGAAGCACGCTCCGCGCACAACTCATTCATGACGCACAAGCGCACGAAGCATTCCCGTCTTTCACCCACAGCCTATGTCACCATGCGCAAGCAGCCGAACGGTTCCTATATTCTCTGGCTCATGGACCGTGATCCATGTTGACACTACCACCATTTCATGCAATGTTGCTGCCCTCTCCCTCCGGAGAGCCCGTCACAGAAAGGACGAACCATGTCAGCATCCCCACTTGCCCCCACCCCGCGTTCGAGCGAGGCCTACCAGATCCTCTGCCAATTGGACGACCTGTTCGAGAAGGACGACTTCCACGCAGTCTGCCGCCTGTTCAATTCCATTGACGATGACGAGGTCTACGAGGCTGTCACTCGCTGCTACCCGAACCTTTCGAACTACGACGCCAAGGGCAACTACATCGGCCCGGTGGCCAATGAGAATGGGTGGACGCCATGACGAACCCGTTTGATGATCTGGAGACCTTCATCACCGCGCTGCTTAACGCCTTGGACGACGTGACGCGGGACGTGGAAAAGTATGGCCTCTACGACCCCAAGAACCACGACGCCCCTTGGTGGCCTGAAAGCGCCAAGGAAGCACGCGACCTCCTGATCCGTATCGAGAAAGGGTACGACCAATGAAAGCTTTTCGCATCACCGTGCAACGCACCGTCTTTGAACAGATCGAAGTGGAAGTCTACGCCCCGACCAAGGACGCGGCGATGGAGATGGCTGTCGACGAGGCCGTCGAGATCGACTGTTCCCTCTGGGGCCACCTAGCCACGGAGGATCTCTGCATCACCGACGTCGAAGAGGTCGAGGAAGATCCTGAAGAGGAAGACGACTGGCTCGACGATCCCAACAACCCTGCCTCGCGCCACCACTATTGAGGAGGACCAGCCATGAGCTTCTTCTGCACCTATTCCTTTGAAGGCATCCCCGTGAGCTATGGAGGGCGCACGGGGCTCGCTGACGGGTCTTTCTGTGTCGAGTACTGCGAAGCCCGTCCAGACCCTTCTGTAGGCTATTCTGGAGGCCCGGAGATTATCGACTATTCCGACCTCGACGTGACGATCACCTTTGACGACGACACCGTCTTGGAACCGACCGACAAGGACGAGCGCCGGGACTTGCTCAAGCAGATCTCGCGGAAGATCGACGTGGACGACGTCTACGAACACATCCTGCGGGAGAACTATTGATGTTGCGCCGTTCGTTTCTTGCAATGCTGGGTCTGGGCAGTCTCGCAGGTGAGACCGCCGGGATCGGCTCCGCTCTTGGAAAGCCGGGCTTTACGTCTCCGCCTCTTTTCCCAAGCCAATCCGTGGACGTCGTCACGCAGACCGACCCCATTTCCTTGTTGCGCCAGTTGCGGAAGGAATACGACGGAGTGGTGAAGGACAAAGAGCGGTTCATGGCGGACATGATCGCCGACTACATGAACAACGAGCACTATGACAGACGGATTTGCAATCTCGATCCAGACATCGCGGCCATGAAGTCCTTCTCCGATGTGACCAAGGTCCGTGTTCAGATGACAAGACGCGCCGAACGTCGGTGGGCCGAAGCAGAACGCAGCCTGTCCCGTCAGATCCTCTACTATGTCGATCAGGTCTCGGAAAAGAAAGGCACGCACACATGACCGACGAAGCAAAGATCGCCGCCTTGCAGCGATACATCGACCATCTGGAAAACACGCTCCAGAAGATTGCCGAGGGCGAGCTTCGGTTGTCCGAGGTCCGTGGTTCGAGTGTCGTGTTCTCACCTATCGACAAGCGCCTGCGTGATCGGCTGACCGC